TCTCTTTGAGAACGACTTCATCAATTACAGCCTTACCGGTCTCGGTAAGCTTTTGTGGTTTCCAATTTTGGAATGTTTTGAAGAACCACGCAATGTGCTCACGGCTACTTGGGTTGAACTCCTTGAGCCGTTGCATTTCTGCACCAGCTACATAGCCTTGAGTCTTGTTATCGCGTTTAGGCGTGAACAGGTTACCAGGAACACACCAGCAAAGGCTCTGAGCCTTCGCTCTAAGCGCCTCTACGCGGTTTAAAAGGGTGTTCTCTAGCTCTTGGGCAGCACGGATGTCAAAGGGCCATCCTACGGCCTCCTGAGCGGCCATCATCTCCGCGATTTGGTGTTCGAGCTTAATTGCTTCGTTAAAGATTGGAAATGTTCCCATAGTTGGACAAGAACAGCGACGTCTTGAACGCAGTAATCCTGCATCTCTTGTGACCATTCACTCCAGTCAGTATGCTTAGCAAACTCACCTTTGTGACACTTGAGGCGGTGACCCCAGGCTTCAAGACTGTGTGACCCATACAGCTTAGCAGGCATCATAGGACGCTTGAGCTTTAGGTCCTTGTCAAGAAGGTCAGTGTGAAAGAATCTGCTTAGGATTAGCGTGTCGATTTGATGATGGTGGTCAAAAAACGGGTAATGCTTTTTGATCTGTGGTGTATCGTAGCCGATACCATTGTGAGCAACAATGATGTCTGCCTCAGCAAGGTAATTGATCCCAGTACTAACAGGGTAACAATCACCTCCTCGATCATTGTACTGCAATACTTGACCAGTGTCCAAGTCTTGCGTAACAAGGCAGTGAATGACCGTCGAGTCAAACCCATCTGTCTCAATGTCATAAGCGAGTTTAGTCATTCCAGTGGCGAACAACTCCAGCAACAATAAAAAGGTTGGTCACAAAGATCAACCCGTTGAACATTAGATTGTAAGCGAGAAGCTTAACGCGCCTTCGATCGCTCCTTCCAGACATATGTTTTGTCAACAAACTGTGCCTTACGGATCATTTCCTCAGTGGGAGGGTTAGGAGGATGAGGCAGCCAAGGATGTTCAATCTCTGATTCAGAAATCTGTTGTTGGGTCGAACTCAGGCTCGGGTTCAGTTTCATGGAATTTACAGGTGTCAAGATCATAGTCAAGATGGCAGGCAACGCCTACTTCTCCTGAGTAACGGTTTTTAAGCACTCTAACAGTTGTTCCACCCGCTCCTCGATCCGCCTGCTGGTCCCGTTCAAGTGCAATAACTGCATCTGACAGTTGAGCAATAGCTGCCGAACCTCGTAGTTGTCCGAGGGTGACACGGGCTCCTTCTTCGTGGTTGGTGTCATTGGATGTTCTGCGAAGGTGGGAAACAAGGAACAAAGAAATACCAGTGCGTTCAACCAATGACCGTAGCTTGGTCATGGTTGTGTCGATCATCCTGCGCTCATCTCCGTCAAGCCCGCTGAGCAGGATTGAGAGGTGATCAAGGAATACGCAACGCACCTCAAGCCCGGTGGCAAGGTACTCAATTCGGTTGTAGATGACATCAGGATCAAAAGACCCAAACCCATCAAAAAGATACAGGTTCCACTTAGCAAGAGTATCTTGATAAGCTTGGGTGAGAGTAGATCGGTCATGTTCTCCAAGGTGAAAAGACTTGCCGCAATGGGCGGACATCAGTCCAAGTGCAGTACGTCGATTGGACTCTTCAAGAGCCACGTAGCCAACCCGTTCTCCTTTGTTAAGAAGGTGAGTTGCAAGTTCACGACAGAATGAGGATTTTCCAATACCAGATCCTGCAGTAATCGTAACAAGCTCTCCGTATCTGATCCCGTGCAGTTTGTCTTGTATTCCTTGAAACGGATAGTCATGAGCGCATGGTGGTAGCGGTTCACTTACTAAGTCTAGTAGGGTTTTTGCATCAACAATGCCGTCAGGTCGGTACGTCTTTGCATCCCAAACAGCACGGCGTATGGCTTCCGAGTCACTAGCTTGCAAGGCATCTGAAGCATCTTTGTACTTCTCCATCCTTGCAATCTTAACCTTGCCTGGTGGCAAGAGTTGAGCACACTCTTCAGCAGCCTTTCTGCCGGGCTCGTCGTTGTCAAAGAAAAGAACAATCTCTTCATAACTTTGCAGCAACGGCATCACACGTTGCAACGCACGCTTAGCACTCTGAGCCCCATCAGGTAGGGACACATGAGGCCAGGTCGGCATTGCAGCATAGCCTGAAGCTGCGTCTAATTCTCCTTCGTAAATGGTTAGGCGGGTGCCTTTGTCTGGAAACAAGTGCTGACCGAACAGCTGATGATCAGTGTTCTTGCCATCCCAGCGGAAGGTTTTGTCTTTGGTCTTTACCTTGGCTCCACATATCTGACCTGACTGGTCATAGTAGTGGAACCGCAGCTCCTCGCCATCCTTGTGGATGCGGAACTTACGGCAAATCTCCTCAGACAGTCCACGTTTAGCTAACCGAACTGGTTCGCCTTTGATCATGGGACGATAGGTAGATTTGGTACTTTTTGTTTGATGATGGTGGTCGCTGCCCTCTGCGTGCTCATAAGCGCCACAGGCAAAGCAATACCCATGCCCATCAGTATACCTAGCAAAAGCATCGCTGCTCCCACACTGATTACACGGCTCATGTCTCTGAAACTCGCTTTCGGAGGGCGATTCTGACAGACTCATAGGTAGCTTTGCAATCTGCGTGGTAGGTGATCCAGCTGTCTAGCTCTTCAAGGAAAGCATCGGCAACTTCATGGGGATCGTAGCTTTCAGGTACTTCAGCAAGAGTGTCACCGAACAAAGCCTTGATCCTTTCTTTAGTACCGAAAGCAGGATGAGGTTGTTGAATGTAAGTCATGCTCGTCCCTGCCCCCGGTAAGGCTTAGCACCCTTGTATGGGCGGCGGCTTTTCTTTTTCTTGCTTAGATGGATCTTGCCACTAAGGCTTTTCTTTGGTTTCATGTAACCAATCAGAAGGGATTTCGTAGTAAGGACACCACATGAAGCCGTTCTTCGTTGCCCACATGGCGTAGGTGGTCTTGGAGTTTTTACTGATCTTATTGTACGGCGCTTGGAAGACCAGGCGGATGTCAAGATCAGGGTTGCACTTCTTGACTGCTAACATCTTACGACGATCAGCAGGCTTGAAGAAACCCTTTGTCTCAAGGTACACATCCCCAACCTTGAAGTCGGGGGTGTAGTTAGCCTCGATGACATAGTTGAACTTCTCGGGTTCATAGCTGTACTCGATGTTCAGCTTATCTAACAACTCAGCCACCTGTTCTTCCAGGCGACTACGCATCAGATTTCCCCTTCGATCACCTGTTCAACGACATCAGTGAATGCACGCTGGATGTCATAACGGAAGTCACTTTTGTCTTTCTTGGAGCGAGTGACAGTGATGGGAGGCAGAGTGAGGGTTGCCGTCATCTCGAAGAGACCAAGCTCTTCGTTGTAGGTGGTGTTGGTGTCAAGCAGGGCCATTAGAAGTCTTCGTCGATGTTAAAGGATTCGTCAGCGGTGACGTTAGGTTCAGAGGTTTTGAAGCCGTGAGTGGTACCGAACAGAGCAGCAGCTCCTTCAGCATCCAGATCACCGCTGTCAACAACACCAGCACCACTGTTCAGGCTCACGACTTGGACAGCCTTGAGCTTGAGAGACGTGCCAATGTCACCAGCAGGGAGAACATAGGGCTTCTGAATGAAGGCAAGCTTCACCTTGCTCCCACTGTAGATGGGAGTGTTTGCATCAGCAATGACAGTGCCTTCGGTATCGACAACAACAGGAGTGTTCTTGTCATCCACCTTCCAGCGGAACTTGCACTGGTACATACCAGAGCTGACTTCTTCCCAAGGCTCGGGCTTGATAGTCACCCGCTTGGGATTCTTTGCTTTGCTTTTCGCCCACTCAAGGCAGCTCTCACGTTCCTCTTCGAGGGCGTCGATCAACTCCTTTGGCAGGAGAGCAGACAACGTGTAGCCATACTCAGTGGGTTTGAGGATCGCCTGATACCCTTCAAGGACAACAGGCTCTTTGGTTACGTGGGTCACGGTTAACAGAAAAAGTAAGTGGAGTCTTCGACTACCTCAGGGTCAAGGGTGCCTACGATGGGTGGTGGTTCTGTTGCGTTAACAGCTTCACCAAACTTTGTAAGCCAGCAGTCTCTCGTGAAGATGTCCGTGTAGGTTTCTCGCACGAGTTGATTGAGTGTTCCCATGTCAGTTGCTCGACAAAGCACTGAGTCATGGATGACTGTGAATGGTCCATTGAACTTCTGAAATGTTTCGTGAAGTATGGACGCATCCAGTGAATGTATCAGATTCGGAGCAGTGCTGGACTTATGCCTTGTAGGACAAGGCTCACCCTCTCCAACTGACAAGGTTACTTTAGTAGCACCTAGCAGCTGAAGGTTAAGGCGTTCAGTCTCTCGCTTGTTCCTCTGTTGATTGACCACAAACCCAGAGGGTGTAGACCACTCAACTTCAGAAGCTCCATCTCTGATGTACTGACCAACATGTTTCTTGATCCAGCGCATGACACGCATAGGACCAGGAACAATCGCATCCATGCTTTGATAGACAGCATCAACAACCTGAGTTACTTGCTCAGGTGTTGGCTCAATCCCTTGCTCCTTCAAAGACTCACGTATGTAGACACGAGAGCTTGACTTAGTAGCATTGTAAGGGATGGTCATGACGGTGCGCTTGGTCGTTTTCCTCGTCATCCAATCATGCATCTCAGGAGGGAGATACTTCTTGGCTTCCTCAGCAACTGCCTTGTATGCATCGCTTGGTTTATCACCAGGACACACATTAACCAGTGATGCAGTGGATGCATCCTTGGCAAGACCAGCAAGGATTTGAAGACCAGAACAGGTTGCATCAACAGCAACCATTAGACCAGTGAATTGCTTATCACACTCAATACAGCAGTGGTAAAACTCATGACATGCAGCCATGAATTGCCATGGTTCTTCGACACCCTCCCATTCAGGAAGGTTGTCAATGGGATCGGTAGCGATCTTTGTGATCAAGTCATGGTTGTCATTGACCCAAGCTATACGCTCATCCATAGTAGCTTTGTCCAACCCATAGGTTGTTGCTACTTGGAATGCTAGCCACAGCTCTGCGTCATCATTGACAAATGACTCATCAGCAAACCTTATCAGACTCTTACCAAAGTCTGTATCTTGTGGTGTGAGATAAGCAGGAATCGGGTATGCCCTTCCTCTGTAGTCAAACGACCAGCAGAGGTAGTACTCCTCATCCTTGAACTTCTCAGCTGCTTCCAACTGAGTTCTTGTTCTTACTGATCGCTTGAAGTTAAGACGATCAGCATTGTATGCCTCAGCCATCTCACGCTTCCACGATTGATGGACTGAAGGATCCTCATCTGCTGATGGTGGACGAGGAGGCTTGAATGCCTCACTGATTGGGATGAACTTCCCAACCTTCACGCCACGCTCTTTGAAGTGGCTAGCCACCTCCAACACATGATGATTCACACGGTACTTCACCTTCTGAAGCTTGTTCAGAAATTGGATTGGTGTTTCCCCGTGTTCTACTGTCTGGTTACCGCGCCGAGTCAGTTGATGACCACGCATCAGCTCGTTTGTTAGGTAACCACCCATGCGCTCATTGCTCCAATCATTAGGCTCAACAAGCATAGGCCATGGGATACCACTGAACATCTCAGCATTGGCGATAAGCTGCTCCCTAATCTCCACGAACTTAGGCGTGGGAATGAGGCGGCAGACAGAACGCTTGCCTGTCTGTTCAGTGTGCTTCATAAACCATCCAGTCTGCTCCATGATCCGCTCAAGGCACCAGCCACCAAGGGCA